TGCTCAAGGTCATAGGGTATTGTCCAATAGTAAAACTAACACCAATCGAGCTGTGCTTTTAAAAACATTATTTACAATAAGCCCAGAGGATTTTTTAGCATGTTTTGTGCAAAAAGACTAAAAAAAATAAGAGATTTTTTATAACATCCATTTTATTTATATTTTATAAGGGCTTTTTAAAGGTGTAGTTTTTCAGGGTTATGAAAGGAAGTTTATATGATATCATATAAGCTTTTAGATACAAGAAACAAAAAGATTATGTAGATGTAAAGGAGAAAAAATTATGGTAAACAAACAGGATTTTATTGCAAAGGTAGCAGAGAAGTCGGGATTCACTAAGGTCGATACCAAGGCATTTATGAATGCTATGGAAGAGGTTATTTTTGATTGTGTTAAAGCACAGGAAGACCTGAAGATGACAAATGGTATGACTATTACTGTTAAGGATGTAGCCGCAAGGACTGGTCGCAATCCTATGACTGGTGAGACTATTCAGATTCCTGCTAAGAAGAAGGTTGCGGTTAAGATTGGTAAGGCGCTGAAGGAAGCCGCTAACTGATTATCTGGCGAATTGTCGATATAAAATTAAATATTGAAATAGATATAACCCATCACACTGTCATAGGTGTGGTGGGTATTTTTGTATGTGAAGAAAGGGGATGCTTATGGCTGAACAGAGAATTATTGATGTGTCTGAGCATCAAGGAAAAATTGATTGGAAACGAGCAAAGGATTATATAGATGGTGCAATTTTACGAACTGGATATGGTGATGATTTGCCACAACAGGATGATAAATATTTTAAATATAATGTAGAACAATGCAAAAAATATGGTATCCCCTATGGTACATATTTGTATTCTTATGCGGGGAATAATAATCAAATTAAAAGTGAGATTGCACATGAAAAAAGGCTTACTAAAAATTATAATCCGGTATCACATTGGTATGATCAAGAAGAGTGGAAATTACGTTATATAAGCAAACAGGGAGCTATCGCTTGGCTTAATGAATTTGGTGAAGATTCTGGTGTTTATGCAGGACAGGCTTATTGGCGTGATCCTCTTAAAGGGCTTGAATGTCGTAGATGGATACCTGCTTATGGTTATAATTCTGGCAAACAAGAAAAAAAATATAAACCTCAATTTGAAATGGATGGTTGGCAATTTACTTCAAGAGCACATATTCCCGGTATTGCGGGCAATGTCGATGAATCTGTTTGGTATGTGCCATTTAATATTGCATCTAAAATGCAAAAAGAAATTAATAATATAGCACCAGAGGTAATGCCTGAGCCGATTAATGTTGCTCCTAAACTTGAAAAAGAAATAACTACTCATAAAGTATATCATGTATATAAAAAAGAAGTTGCTATGTTAATTATGCGACATCTCTGTACTCATGTGGAACATGGTTATACACAAGATATGGATAAACGTTGGGGAACTGATACAGAAACAATAGATATATATGGTAAGAAATATACTATTAAATCTGGAGACCGTGACTGCTCTTCTGCTGTTATTTCTGCGTTTGAAGCCGCAGGAATTTCTTGTGGTGGTGCAACATATACGGGCAATATGAGAAAATGTATGGTTGGTACTGGTAATTTTAAGTGGCGTCCAATGTCATTTATTGCTCAGGCAGGTGATGTTTATTTAAATGAAAAATGTCATACAGCTATGTGTTTAAGTGCTGAACCTGATGTATTAATGGAATTTAGTATTAATGAAAAGGGTACAGCTACTGGTGGTAAACGTGGTGACCAAAAGCAAGTAGGCGATTACGATGAAAAATATGGTCGTGGTGAAAGTCATTTAAAAATGTATTATAGTTATCCATGGAATGGAATACTTGAATGTGTGAATGATGAAATTGCTTTTGACATTGAATATGAAGTTGATTCTTCTGGCAATAAGAAAGTTGTAACAGGAGAAAAGATTGTTGATAAGGTTCAGCCTGCAAAAGAAGGCGGTATTACTCCTGTTTTAATTACTCTTAAAAAAGTTACACCCGATGTCGTGCGTCAAGTGTATCAAGGCAAATACGGCAAAGGTGCTGTTGATGGCACTGAACGATTTACTAAATTAACTAAAGCAGGTTATGATGCAGTTGCCGTGCAGGAAAAAGTAAATTGGGTATATAAAGTAGCTAAAGGTCTTCTTGACGGTAAGGCTTCTATTATTAAACAATATGGTAATGGTAAGGACAGACGTAAAAATTTAGGTGAATGGTATGACGTAGTCCAAAAGGAAATAAATGTTCTTGCCAATATAGATAAATGGTGAAATTAAATGAGTTTTATTTATTATAATTCAAATCCAGAACGTAAGTTAGTTGGTGATTGTGTGATTCGTGCAATTTCTAAGGTAACAAATCACAGGTGCTTATGATGCGTCTCAAGAAAATGAGTACTCCGAACGTAGAGGTCGCAGTGCAAGAACTGGACGTTACGTAAGTCGTGATTCTGAAAAAGAACGCATAATTGGAAAACTTGAGGATATGATGGATTCTGTCTCTACAGAGAGAGAACGTAGAATTTTACAACAATGTGTTGATAAACTGGAACAACAATAATTTTTTAAGAAGGGGTCGGTATTGTGCCGACCTCTTCCTTATATATAAAGGAGGATTCTTTTGGATTTTTATAAAGGTTATAAAAGAATCGAAGGGGATACTGAATATATTAACACAATGCTTTCCCCTGAAAAATATGAAGACTGGTATATTAATGAATATGCCATTATTAAAAATATAGAAACTGGTCAGGAAAGTGAAATGAGATTCGATGGTAAAAAATTTGTCGGTCTCAAATTACCTAATAGTAAATATATAAAAGGAAAAAATGCAGAGCAAAGGTGTGCACTTGATGCACTTAATAATGATGATATCACTACCGTGGCGCTTCTTGGACAACCGGGGAGTGGTAAAAGTCATTTAACAATGAAAATGGGACTTTATCGTATTCGTGAAAAAGGGACACAAGCAAAGATTCTTTGTGTACGTGAGGCATGGGGCGAAGGTAAAGAAATAGGTTTTTTGCCCGGAGATATTTCTGACAAGATTGCTATGTTTCAATTGCCATTTATTCAACAAATGGATGGAGGCATTTGGGAATATGAAAAACTTGTTCAAGAAGGAAAATTGGATTCTAATGTTCTCTATTATATGAAGGGTACTACTTATGATGAAACCATTATGCTCTGCGATGAAGCTGAAGATTTAACGAAAAAGCAAATTAAATTAGTTGGTACACGTATTGGGAAAAATAGTAAGATATATTTTTCTGGAGATTATAAACAGTCACTCTTAGATAGTAGTGAACATAATCCTTTATTACGTATGTGTGAGCAATTAAAAGGTAATCCTTTATTTGCATGTGTGTATCTTCCTGAAGATGTGCGTAGTGAAACTTCTAAGATGTTTGCTGATTTGTTTGATTAAATATTAAGGAATTAAAAGGAGAAAACGTATATGGCAGAATTAACATTAGTACCTGAAGTGGGTAATACATTTTCTTTTATGGAAGAAATGGGAACTGGAGTATACGACGAATTAATGAAATATTATACAGATAAAAGGGTTCTTATTGTCAATAAAGATATTGATAATAGTGTAATTGAATCTTATGCTATTCGTATTTTACGGTGGAATGATGAGGACAAAAATGTTCCTTCCGATAAAAGACAACCTATTACTATTTTAATACATAGTTGTGGTGGAGACCTTTTTAGCACGTTGTTTTTGATTGATATTATTAAACAATCCAAAACACCTATACATACAGTTGGTATGGGACTTGTGGCTTCAGCGGCTTATTATATTTATATTAACGGACATGATAGGCTAGCATTTGAAAATACAGTATTTTTACAGCATGACGGTACAATTTCAATTGCTGATTCCAATTCTAAAGTTAAAGATTTTATGGCTTTTAATGATCTTATGGAAGATAGAATTAAAGAGTCTATTCTGACTCAAACAAAAATTGATTCCGATTTTTATGATAAGACATTTGATAAAGAATATTACTTTTTTGCAGATAAAGGAAAAGAGTTGGGTGTTGTAGATAAAATTATTGGACAAGATATAGAACTTGCAGATATTTTTTAATGAGGGTTGTTTATGGATAAAAATTTATTAAATAAATTACCAGAAGAAACTGAGGAGCAATATCTTTGGCGAATAGGACATTATATTGGTGATGGTCTTATTAATTCTTGGAAAGAAGTTAGTGATATTGTGAATTCTCAACTTTGTGATGACGAAAAAAAATGGAAAGATTGCGATACATTTAGACGACAAATTTCCACAGCTAAACGATATTATGATAATGTCTTTAGTAAAATGAAAAGCGATAAAGAATATGATCCTGATATTCAAAAACAACTTGAAGCATTAAGAAAAGAAAGAATTAAAATTCAAACTCTTAATGTTGAACGTAGCAGGATTGACAGAGAAGAAGCACGTAGAGAATTGTTTTATGAACAAGTACATACACTTGCTCAGACTATCCCAGTGCCTGAATTCAATGCGCTTCAAATAAAAGAAGATGTTAGAGAGACATATGCACTGTGTCTTGCAGATATTCATGCAGGTGCTAAATTTAAATCATTAACCAATGAATATTCATTAGAGATAATGCAGGATCGTTTTGATTTATTGTCTGTAGATGTAATTAATTTTATAGAAAAACATGGAGTTAAAAAACTTATTGTTCTTGGATTAGGAGATACAGTACAAGGATTAATTCATGCTAATGATTTAAAAATTAATGATTCATCTATGGTAGTTGCTGTAGTTACTGTTGCGAAGACAATAGCAATGTTTCTAACTAAATTATCACAATATGCAAATATAGATTATGTTCATGTAGGTTCTTCTAATCATTCTCAATTAAGGTTGCTTGGTACCAAGCCTAATGAATTAATGGATGAAGATGTAGAATATATTATTGCACATTATATCGAGGATTTATGTTCCGCTAATTCACGAATTCATGTTCGTGTGCCTGAAGTGGGTGAATGGTTTACTAAATTAAATATCGATGGATACAATATCATTGCTATGCACGGACACCAGATTAAAAATTTTGAAACTATTTTAAAAGATTTATCAGCGAAAACTAACGAGATTGTTGATTATCTAATTGTAGGACATTGTCATACAGGTAAAGAAATTTCTGGCTATGAGGGTGTATGTCATGATACAGAGGTTTTAATGTGTCCTAGTTTTGTTGGCTGTGATCCTTATGCAGATACTATTTTTAAGGGTAGCAAACCTGCTGTTAAAATTTTTGGATTTGATGATTTATATGGGCATAATGAATCTTATAAAATTATTTTATAAATAAAAGACAGTAGCTATTTGCATATAATAGCTGCTGTTTTTTATTAGGGGATAGAGCAGTTCGGTTTAACTCGTCATTTTTATATGAAGATCGGGAGTTCAAATCTCCCTCCCCTAATTTTCAAAATGTAGGAGGTGTAATCAATGCCTTATATATATAAAATCACCAATATGATCAATGGTAAGATGTATATTGGAAAAACATCTCATTCTACTATAGAAGAAAGAATGAAAGAGCATTTATTGGATAGTAAAAGAGATAGATGTGCAAAGAGACCTTTATATGATGCTTTTTCAAAATATGGAGAAGAAAATTTTAAAATAGAGATGATAGAAAAAGTTAATAACGATCAAGATGCTTGTGTGCGAGAAATGTATTGGATCGATTATTATAGAACTTATATTGGTTTCGAAGATTGTAAAGGATATAACGCCACTTTGGGTGGAGATAGTTATAGACTTTATAATTATAGAGCTTTAGCTGATGCTTATTTAAAATTAAATAGTATTGTTGATGTATGCTCTATGTTTCAGTGCGATTGTGGTACTGTAAAGAAAGCATTACAAGAATATGATATAGCAGTAAAGCCAAATTACAAATTAAAGAAGATTAAACGTATAGATTGTGATGGAAATTCTAAAGTATATAATTCTATAACTGAAGCTGCCATGGATATACCAAATAAAAACGTAGAAACCGCCAGAAAAAATATTAATCGTAGCTTATGTAGTTTATATAAAAAAAGTAAAGCTTATGGTTATAAGTGGTGTTATATATAATTAATTGTTTATACAATTATTAATTGAATTAAAAAGATGAAAAGGAAGGTGATTGCATGGCTTATATTCGTGAGGTTAAAAAGCCAGACGATGTAAAAAAAATGAGAATTGGCGATTTGCGAAACGAGTATAATTCACTTGCAGATCGTTATCTTAGAATCACAAAATGTGATGATTTGGTCTGTCCTTCTTGTGGACGATTGAAAACCGCAAAAAAAGAAAACTTTTATGCAGATGGAAATACAATACATGGATATTATCCTATATGTAAAGAATGTGTTTTTAGGGAAGCTGAAAATATAGAAAAACCTACAGACCCTCCCAAAGAAACAAAAATATCTGTACAAAGAGTTTTACGAAAAATGGACAAACCTTTTATTGAAAGTTTATATATTAGTTGTGTTAATTCATATAACAATGAAGAATCGAACGAATCTGGCAAATCTAAGATGATGCCATTTCAAAGGTATATGTCTCAGATTAATAGTCTTCCAGCTTATAAAGGTAAAACATGGGAGAATTCAGAGTATGGTGAAAAATATTCTGTGTCGAGACCAGATAAAATTGAAATTGTTGATGAAGACCAAGAGATAATTAAACGTGGGCGTAAAAGATTTGGGGCTTATTCATCTGAAGAGTTATATCAGTTGGAAAGCGCTTATGAAGATTGGGTATCTCGATATCCTGCTGAAGCAAAAGCGCAAGAGGTGTTGTTTGAGCAGTTATGTATACAGGATATGAGGGCAAGGCAGCTATCAAAAGAGGGATCTGATCCTAAAGATGCGATCAAATCTTGTCAGGATATTATGACAAGTTTAGGTATTAAACCTACTCAAAACTCTACAGATGCAATGACTGATCAGAAAAGTTTTGGTGAATTGATTAAAGCTTGGGAAATGGAAAAGCCAATTCCTGAGCCTGAGGGCGAGTGGGCTGATATTGATAAAATTGGTTTGTTAATAGATGTATTCTTCAAAGGTCATCTTGTTAAGATGCTTAATATTAAAAATGCTTTTTCTTCTATTTATGAAAACTTTATTGGTAAGCTAACTGTAAAGCGTCCTGAGTATAGTGAGAATGACGATACGGAAGCTATTTTTGATGAAATCTTCGGAAATAAAATGAACGAAGAATTCGCATCGGATGATGAATAATGGCTGAATTCATAGAAGAAACCAGAAGCATAGATGAAGTTAAAGAAGAAAAGCATAAAAAATTAATGAATACCATCGCTTGGCGTGCTGGTTATTATAGAGCAAACCCTCAAAGGTTTGTAAAGGACGTACTACAATTTAAAACCATTCGTCTGCGATGGTTCCAAGAATTACTATTATGGGCAATGATGCACAATAATTATGTGCTCTATTTAGCCGCAAGAGGTCAGGGGAAAACAATGTTAGTCGCACTCGTGGCAGTAATATATTGTATTTTATATCCCGGCTCCAAAGTTATAATAACTGCTCCTGTATTAAAACAAGCTGCTGAATCGTTGCTAAAAATTAGAGATGAGTTTTGTCCTCAAAGTAGTTTTCTAAGAAATGAAATAGCTAAAATAAGCATTGGACAAAATGATGGTTCTGTATATTTTAAGAATGATAGTTGGATTAAAATAACTACTAGTACAGATAATGCTCGTTCTGCTCACTGTAATATTATTATAGTGGATGAGTATGTTAAAACAGACAAACGTATTATTGATAGTGTTATTCGTGAATTTCTTAAAGCACCTAGATCACCCGGTTATCTTAGTAAACCAGAATATTCTCATCTTCAGGAGCGTAACAAAGAAATATATATGTCTTCTGCATGGTTAAAATCAAGCTGGGGATATGATAAATTTCTGGCATATTTCAAAAATTTTATTAATCCTAAAAGAAAATATTTTGTTTGTGGTCTTCCATATCAAATATCTATTCTTGAAGGCTTGCTGATGCGGGACGAAGTTGAAGACCGTATGTCAGAAGATGATTTTGATGAAGTCGCTTTTCATATGGAAGATGACTGTTTTTGGTATGGTGATAATGAAGGCGGCGTGTTTAGTTTTGATGAAGCCACTAGACTTAGAGTAAATAAAAAAGGATTATTGCCTTTGAAATTTTATTCTAAAGATAATCCTGTGCCACCCCCGCCTAAGAACGGTGAACGTATATTATCAGTTGATATAGCATTAATGGCTTCTACGAAAAAGAAGCGCAATGACGCTTCTGCTATTTATATAAATGACGCAATAAGGACAACCGATACAAAATATAAAGCACATTTTGTTTTTGGACAAACATTTGAAGGACTGACGTCTGATGAGTTAGGCATTATTGTAATGAGATATTTTTATCAATACCATTGTACATATATGGTAATTGATACCAACGGAGTTGGCCTCTCCACATTTGACTTCTTAGTAAAAGATCAATATGACCCTGAAACAGGTGAAACCTATAAAGCTTTAAATTGCTGTAACAATGATGAAATGGCACAACGTTGTAAGGTTCGAGACGCCAAAAAAGTAATTTATTCTGTTAAGGCAACTGCTGATTCTAACAGTGTTTATTGTCTTTTACTTCGTAACGCAATTCAAAATGGTAATGTTGATTTCTTAGTATCTGAAAACGATGCGGAAATATATCTTTCTAAAGAATTTAAGGGTTATAAGAAATTGACTAT